TTAGGAGTTTTTTACTTCATCCTTGGCCTCATCCGCTTTTTCGGTGTCGAAACCGTTGACTTCGTTGACCGCCTGCTGCAGCGTAAGGTATTCTCCGGGAATCAGCATTTTTTTCAGCAAATCGCCGTCGCTGACGACGCCGTAGCTTTTCTGCAGCTCGGCGTCCTTCAGGTCGGGGTAAACGACAGAAGACGCTACCAGCAGATTCATGTAGCGCTGATTGTCGAACGACGTGATCTGGCGGCCCTTGGAAATAGTTCTCGTCGTACAGATTTTTTTCAGTCCGGCGTCTTCATCCTCCGAGAGAGCACGAATTTCAAATGGGATCGGATTGCCGGTCTCATCGCGGAACCGGAGGCTGACAACCAACTTCTGGTTTTCAGCCTGCGCCGCGTTCTGAGCCATAAAAGCGGAAAGTGACATCTTGATTACCTCCAAAATGATAAATAGTAATAATTTAAGAATTGGCAGCATTGAACGCTTCCAGCAGTTCGATGCCGTCGAACGTGAAGGGCATTTCCTCTTCGAGAAACCCGTCGTCGCTGTCAAGCCCGGCGAAGTCGATTTCATCGAAATTGCAGCCCGTCAGGACCTTGGTTTCGCGGCCCCACTGCGTGGTGGGATCTTCGTTGGTAAGCTGCATGGAAAAATAGGTATCCACGCCGTTGTTCGCGTAGTCGACAAAGAGCTGTTTGAACAGGCTCGTTACGCCGTATATGGTCAGAGTGCCGGAACCGGCCCACGACGTGGCCTTCTTCCCGACCGACCGTTTGCCGATAGCCTTGACATCGCTTTTGTTTTTTGTGGCCTTTCCCTCAATTTTTTTAGCATAAAAGAGGTCGTGGTTTTGACCGTTGATCGTTACGAATGCGGTACCTTCCTTGCTGGAGATCGCGTCTTCCGTGCGAAATTCCGTCATGTAGTTTCACCTACCCTTCCACCGTGATGGTGTTGTAAATCGTCTCAATGACATCGACTGGCCTGACGGCATAGCTGACCACCATGGCGTCGATCAGATCACCCTGCGCCACCGTGATATCGTCCGGAGCAACGTCATGCAGCACTCCATTTGCTTCCAAGGAGCGGAAATATGACAGAATATCCGCTTGAAACAGTTTCCGCCCATCTTTGCTATTGGAGACCTTTCCGCTGTAATACAGCATCCCACGGTTGTTGATTTCCGAACAAATGCTATAAAGAATGCGGATGATCTTATTTTTGCTCATCGCGTAAGTATGGTCGGTAGTAAAGGTTGTCAATGTGTTGATGTCCTTTTGAACCATGACGCTGTTGCCACCCACAGGCGATGGGATAAATACCATTTGTCCTGATTTTGCGTATTCAATCTGCTGAGAAGTCGTGAACCTCTGATCGACGTCAACCGCTCCGTCATATTTTGCGTTTGTCAAACTTCCGGTCAACGGGCAGGCGGCAGTGGCACCGGCAATATAAGCGGTAGCTTGCACATTGGATACCCGCGTCCCGTCCTCAAGGGTGACTCCGTTTTTAACGGAAATTACGCCCTCGAAATCGGCCTGAGAGTCTGGCACGACCATCTGAAGGTATTGCCCTTCTTCCTGAATCATTCTCTTTTCAAATGCGATAAACAAGTTCTTGATATCCGAATCATCCGAAGGGCACGCGATGGCGTTGACCGTCTGAAGTTCGATCTGACTTAGAAAGCCAGCATAATCCGCGCTGGTCACCGTTCCATCGGTACCGTTTACCAGCTTTGTGCCGGCATTCACCGACAAAGCGGTGTCTGAAGCCGCCTTTGAGAATATAACCCAACTGTTATCTGTAAGACCGGTTATATCCGTCACCGTTTGGCGGTCGATTTCCGTCGTATCAAGCCAGGTAATCACATCGTATTTCCCGGATTGAGCAACCGTGTTTTCAATCGATACGCTTAGCCGGTTGCCATATACGCCAGAGTACAGAGCCGTGCAGATCAGATTTCCAATTGTGGCTGTCGCCTTTACGCCGGTGTTCAGCCGATAAAGATAGACATGAGCGGAATTTTTCATGGCTTCAGTGACAAGGAGAGCATCCGCGCCGAAGTCGGCAGCAAGGGACTTCGCGTCTTTCCTTGTCAGCGAAATCAAGGTTTTCTCTTTCAGCCATGGGAATACGGCAGGAATTCCGACGATTCCCTTATCGCTTTCCACCATGGGATTCGTCCCACTGCCCACGTAATTGATGTATACGCCCGGCAGCACTTTATTTTGAACTGTCCAATTACCTCCCGCCATTGATGGAAACCTCCTTCTTTAGAAACTTGTCGATGGCGCTTTTAACATCCGCATCGGTATATTGCTGATCCGGCAAAAGTATAGCCGCCATAATATCGCGGTCGACGCCGGATACCGAACGAATCAGCTGACTACCGGAAAAGGTCGGCGGTGCCGACGCTTTTCCCGGTGTCCCGGTATCCGGGGATTCTTTTACAGGTTCCGCCTGAGCGGTGGATTCTTCTTTGGCCATTATTTCAAAGCCTCCTTGTCAATGTCGATATTTTTAATCTTTGGCGTATCATCCACAGGGTATAAGAACGTGGTGAAATCGCAAAGGTCGTGCAGCTCGTCACCGTCATCATGACGGGTATGGGATTGCAGCTTCAGCGTCAATCCGGAATATGAAAGCTGGCGGAGCTGCAGGCTGACAGCGGCAAAAACTCCGTTCAGCTCTTTTTTGATCTCTGATTCTTCCGTTTTTTCAGGCGGAAGGTAAGCGATATCCAGCTGCCCGGATACCTTTAAGCGTCCGCCGAGTTCGTTGATTACGGATACGTCACCGGCGAAGCCGATCAGGAAGCAGTGCGCCGGCAGCTGATCCGGCACCCATTCGGTATAAATCGGGACGTCCGGGTAAAGACCGTCAAGTCCCGTCGACAGCGCCGCGAGTATCTGGTTGTAAATGTCCATCATTCCAGCTCCTTTTGAATAGACGCCTCAATACGCTGGGCGGCGCGGTCAAGCTCCAGCTGCACCTTTTTTTCGCTGCTGGTCATAACGAACGCACCCTTGACATACGGCTTTTTGAGCCTGATCCAGATGCCCCACTGCCCCTTGTGCTTACCGGATTTCTGCATCTGGGCCGCCCGGCCATACTTTGAGACGCCCGGACGCAGTTCTATGAACACCAGCCGTCCCGGCGTCTAGCGGTGGCCGAACTCGTAATAGGATGAATAATCAATCGGGTTAAAGACTTCCGCCTGTTCCCCTGAAGGAGTCTCTGTCACGCCGCTCCTGTCCCATGAGATAGAGAGCGTAGGGGAATCCGGGCTGGTGCCGGTTGCGGTGTTGTCCACACAGCGGGCAAGGTGCCTGTCTGTAATGACATTCAGTTCGCTTTTGGACTTCGCCCGCGCCGCCGCCTGTGCCTTTTTCAGCTTTTGGACAAATTCCGCGTAGGGTTTCGGGTCGATCATCATCGGTCATCCTCCGACAGCGGGATCTCGCTGTGCGATTCAGCGTAGCGGAAACATTTCCCCGCCCACAGGGTAATTGTCTGCCCGGCACGGGTAGTCACCGACACCTTATCGCCCTTTTTAATATCGGCGTCGGGGGAGCAGAACAAGGTATAGCTTCCGGATGCGGTTCCAAAATTTCCGGATAAAGAAAGCGCCCCGCCCTTATCCTGAGATAAGGCGCAGGGAGCATTCTGAAGGACGACTGTTTCGATCTGTTGGGTTTGCTTCGTATCCGGGTCTTTCACATCAAAGCGGCGGCAGGTGCTGCACCGGTCTAAATAAGTGCTCTCAATCGCTTCCCGCTCCGTCATCGGATTTTCGCCGCCCTGAACAGCGCGATCCGCGCGTCGAGGCCGCTTAATCCGCTGCCGGTATCGGCGGTACCGCTGTCGTACTCAACGGTCGTGTCCCCGCGCCGGATGGAAGAAACGGTCTGCTGCCCGTTGGAAGGCAGACCGTTTTTTCCAATCTCGACGGCAAGGTCGATCCAGAGGTGCACGGCGCGATCCGGCACGGTGCGGCGACTTGTTTTCGCCAGAAAATATTCTTCCGCCTGATCAATCAGATCGTCGGCCTGTTCCGGCGACACGCTGGGAAGCGCTGCCAGAACCTTTGCTTTTACGTTTTCACGGTTGGCAGCTGCCATATGTCAGTTCTCCTTTGCGCCGGTTTTTTTGCCGGAATCCTTCGCTTCTTTATCGGCATCTTCCTCGGAGCCTCCGCCGCTGGAGGCATCCGGAGCGGAACCCGCCGTGTCCTGAGACTCAACCTGATAGCCGAGCTTCTGATAGAATTCGGATTCGCGCTGGGTTTCGACTTCCCGCACGACGCCGCCGTTTTTTAATCGGATCATAGTTTCCTCCTTGATTTCTTCCGGTAAGAACCGGAAGATTACGTATTACTGCAATTTGTTCCGGCAGAAAGCCGGATTATTACGTGTTGCCGCGAATGCATGCCGCCAGCGTGACGATCTGATTTTCCAGCACCCACAGGTCATACAGAAGGTGATAGTTGATAGTCGTTTCGTCCCCAGTCTGATTTTCATCCGCGCTGAAGACCTTCAGCGAGTCGATTTTGCTGACGGCAACCGGTGCGGAGGTATTCATGATCAGGAATTCAACCTGCTGGGATGTGCTGTCGGCAATAATGCCGCCCGCCTCCTGCCCGGAAGTCCGCCCATCCTGAACCTTAACCACTGTCTGCAGCCGCTTGCTGGGAACGAAGATGCAGGGGAGATCATTCAGCAGAACGCCGCGATAGGAGACGCCATTCACGGAAATTTCGCGCTGGAACGTGACGGAGTTGTTGGTGTTTTTGCTTTCATCCCGGAATGCCTGCTCATTTTTCAGGGATACGAACGCGACGAAATCCGCCTCATCGCCGGAATCATCCTTGACGATGATGGACAGAGCCTTCAGCGCGGCCACCACATCGGCGGGGGTCGCGGCTTTGGCCACAGACTGGATGTGTGTGCCTTTATATTTGTCGCTGGCCGCCAGCGCGGAATAGATACGGTTGAAGCGGAACATATCCTGCTCCGGAACCAGCTGCTTGCGGGCGAACTCACGCGTCACGTTTTCCGTCGTGGCCATGAAGTGAGAATCGTTCGGGTCGAGGCGGCCCAGCTCAAACTTGACGGCCCTGTCCATCTCCATGGTGTAAGTTTTCCAGCCGAGCTTTACGCTTCCGGACGGATAGCGATTCGTGTTCGCCGTGCTGTAGTTGCCGAGGCCACTGACATCCAGCTGCGCGATTTTGACATCTTTACCGCCGCTGTAATCGATCTGGCTGTCGTTTGGCACCATCCACTGTGAGGCCGACGCCGCTTCCAGTTCCTCGTCGATAAAGCCCTGATATACTTCGGAATAGTCAATGTCGTTTGCCATTACTGTTTAGCTCCCTTCCTTATTTCACGGAAACGCCGCGAGGACGTTTCTTTGCTTCATCACCGGGCTGACCGGCAGCCGTGCCTTTCGGGACATAGCCGTTTGCTTTGAAACGCTGGTCAACGCCGGCCTGAACACCCTTGTCATAGGCGGCCTTGAGCGTTTTGATCCGCTCGTCGGTGTCCTTTTCATCCGTTCCCTTGACAAAAGAGGAAAATTCGACCGGCAGGCCGGCAGCGGAGAGCTTCTGCGTGGTATACCCAACCAGCTTCTCATCCGCCATCTGCTTCTGAAGGTAGACCACCTTTTCCTCGGCGGTCATTTTTTCAAAATCCTTGGCTTCTTCTAGATGGTGCTTGTACGCCTCGACGGCGTCGGTGGCCGCCTGCTGCTTTGCAGTCTCCAACTGCTCCGAGGTAATAACGTTTTCCGTCCCCTTGGCCGGTTCCGCTTTCGCCGGCTCCTTGGGGGCCGGATCTGCCGGCTTCGGTGCGGGGTCGGTGGGAGCAGGTGCCGGATTGGTAGGTGCAGGATCAGTCGGCTGGGGCGCTGCGCCGCCGCCGTCAAACCGGCAGTAGCGCGGGATGCCAAACATAGTACTAATTTTTCTTTTGCGCATGGTGATTTCCTCCATTTAATTATTTTTATATGATAAAAACGCCCTTTAAAAGGCGTTTAAACCGACTACTCCCCGCTTTTCCGATTCTGGTAATTTTGGCTGCGGTACTGTGATTTCAAAGCATCCCACGCGGCGGGATCTGTGTACTTGAGATTCTGGAATTGGTCAAGGGTACGCGGGGCCTTTTTGCCGAGCGCCGACTTATATTGCGCATACTGCTGCGCATCGGTTCCACCGTTTTTATATTTTTGTTCCGCCAGCAGTTCGTCGGCGTGACCTTTCACGTGGGCGTCGTACCAATCCCGGTACGTCATGCTGGCCGGTACCTGATAAGTTTCGCCGCTGCCGTTCCGGGCGACGCGAGTATCGTCGGCATCCAGTTCATCATCCGGGCGGTAGGGGACGGTCTTCGACCGGCAGAACGGATGAAGTGGCGGCATATTGATTCCCACCTTGCCGTCGCTGACGAGAAACACCTTTCCGTCCATTTCCCGACAGATCTCGGAAGTACGGTAATCCAGCACGGCCCGGAACTGGAAGCGCGGCGTTTCATTTTCCTGATATGCGAGAAGATTGGCCTTTGACGCAACCTGGCTGTGCTCCGTGCGGATCAGCCGCCGTGCCTGATAAGCGTGGGTGTTCATGGCGGCCTGAAGTTGGGCGGTCATTTCGCCGTTGGACGATCCCTGAATGACGCCGCTGGTGACGATTCGATCCACATACCGGGCAAGTGACTTCCTTTGATCGCCCCATATCCGTTCGGAATAATTTTTCCCTTTCCATGCGGTGGAAGTGGCCGCCTGAATCTGGTGAGTGCTGATGCGACCAAATTCTCCGCCATGGCCGGCTGCCTGCTGCCGGTCAAAAATCGTTTTGTAATAAATGTCTTCGAAAGCCTTCGTCAGGCTTTCGCCGGTTTCGGTGGAATATTGGCCGTACAGCTCCGTCGCCAACATATTCAGCTGCAAGATCAGGAATTGCTCATGGCTGACGGCACGGCTTGCCAGAGCCCGATCCAGCAGCTTCTGAGCGGCAGTGTCCTTCGGATACTGCCGGACGAGCTCCTGATATTCCTAAAGCGTGAGATTCAGCGCGTCCCGATCCGGAAGGATTTCCTTTGCCTTTTGATAACTGATTTTTTCTTTGTCGGCGTATTTCCGATAAAATTCCCGGATTTTTCCCTGCATGTTTCTGGTGCAGCGCCCGAACCAGCGGGTGATAAGCTGGGCTTTCCGCTGTGCGTACTGATATTCTTTTTTCGCGTTCTGCTCGGCGCGATCCAGCCAATATCCGGAGTTTTCCAATTAGAACACTCCCTCCGACTGACCCGGATCGTCACCGGATGGTTCATTCCCATCACCGGTGCCGGTGTTTTCCTCGGCGGCCTGCTCCTTCTGCTTCTTTTCCAACTCGGCGGCAGGATCGTCAATCTCCGGGTACAATCCGATCAGCGTTTCCTCGGAGAGCACGTCGCGCAGGAGGTTGATCGTCTGCGCTGCCTCATAAGTGTTGGCGACCGCCGAGCGGTCGAAGGACAGCTTAACATCGCGCCAATCATACTTGGTGTTCTGCAGCGCGTTGATGTATTCGGTGATCAGGCGGACTTTTTTTGTTTCGGAGGAGCGGAAATAGGTCTCTTTTTCGATACACAACTCCTCAAGGCCGAACAGCTTATACTTGATGGCGACGCCGGAAAGATTTCCGGCGAATTCCTCGTCGGTCAGATTCGGCACCTGGGAAAGAAAAAAGATATCTTTGAATGTCCGGTTTTTATGATTTTCCGAGGCGGTATCATCCGCATCCTTTGTGATGAATCCCGGCTTGCATCCTGACGGAGCCAGAATGGTGCGATTCTCTTTCATAACCTTCGCACTTTCTGTCGCCGACAGCTCGTTTCCGTCTTCGTTTGTAGCGGTAAGATCGTCGATGCCCTCGAACACCAGATAGGCGTCCGAAAAATAATCCAGATTGTTGGACGTATCGCTGACCGCCTTGTCGTAGGTATCAATCTGCGGAATCACGTCTTCAAAATCGCCCTTCAGTTCGGCGTTATTCATCCGGATAATGACCGGGACGTCGGAAAAGTTATGACTGAATTTTTCCTGCAGCTGCCACTGACCGCCGCGCCGACGCACAAAGTTGTAAACGTAAAGCTTGGTATAGACGTCCACATATTCCACGTCGTCGCCGCGCCCGTCGATGCTGGTAAGCGTATAGGGGCGGAGAACCATCGTCAAAAAATTTGCCGGTGTCTGGCTGAAGACCGGAATCATCTCGTTGGCCTGATAATACTGCGTTTTAAGTTTGCCCTCCGGATTGATGAAAAGCAGCTCGTAGGAGATCCCGCGCTTTCCCATTTCCTTGGCTTCTTCGAAATGCTTGATTTTGGTCATGTTGGAATCAAGAATATCATCCAGCGCCTGCTTGTAGGCGGCCTTGTATGCGTCATCCTCGCTGTCCACCTCATATTTGACGCCGTATCCCATAAAATAGGCCGTTGCGATTTTTGTGATGTATTTTGCGAAAGAGTGGGAAACCCGGTTGTTCGGTTTATCCGGATCGTCCATCAGGCGGCCCTGAATCGCCGTTTCGTTTTGATAGTACTTTTCGAGCGTGATCAGCCGGCGTTCATGGCGGCGGAATTTTTTGATGCAGTAGTCGATAACTTCCGGCGTCACGTTGATATCGTCGGTCAGCTTGATTCTCTCGGGACGCCAGATTCTATTTTTAACATCGCCGTTCATTATAAGCCAAACCTCCTTTTACCGAATTTCAAGCGCTTTTTATTGCCACCGCAGGCAATCGTGCGGCAACCTTCCAGTGCATCCGGGCCGTCATCATGGTCGGCCATCGGGAAATACTGCAGCTGTTCCAGCAGTCTTTTGTGCTGCCGGTTGAATTTGATGTATTTGTTTTCAATGTCCGGTTGCAGCGTCTGGACACGCATTACCTTATCAGATGTCTGCTGAACTTCCTTAATAGGAAGATAAATCCCGCGTCGGGCACTTTCCTTGGCCAGCTCTGTTTTGAGGAAATACTGAAACTGGTTGGTTTCACAGCCGAAAGCCTTATACTTTTTTCCGAATGATTTTTTTGATCCAGACCGCTTTGCTCAGCACGGCGTCAATAATGGCACTCGGCAGCCGCCGATCCACGTCGGCGTCGGCCACATACATATAACCGGTGCTTCTGGATTTGGCAACCGTGACGATTGCGGAAAAGTCCGACTTTTTGCTCTTGCCAAGGGAAGGATCGACAAATCCGTAAAAATCAAAGTCCTTATCGGCAAAATTGACATCGTGCGGATTGTAGTAGTCGAATTTTTCTTCATTGAACAGGCAGTCTTCCGGATCAATCGGTTCGTTCTGTTCCTCGGAATTAAAAGAGGCCGCGCCTTCCGTAACCTTCATAAACATCAGGTCGTAATAGGAAAAGCTATTAATAAACATCACCTCTCTTTCAAAGCAGCCACACCTGACTTCAGCTGTAACCAGAAGCCCTGTGACTGCTGTTTTTGTTCTATATTGGAATCGCCGCTATGCCGTGCCGTCTTATGAGAAAGGCGTTAATGATCAGGCGGAGCAGCTTATCATTGATCAATTCCGGATCTCTTAGTTCCGAAACGCTGATATGGTATGTACCGTGATACAGATCCCTTGCCGTATGGAATATGGCGTAGCCATCCAGATCCACACCGTGGATACGAATATTTTTAAAGCGAATACCGCTCTGATCGATGAAGTCCTTTGATTGCTTCCAGAGGAAGGCATCGGAAGTCAACAGGAAAACAGCCGCAGCATAGGCTTCGGAAAGGTTCAAAAGCGGAAACAATCCGCTTTTTCGCAGGCTTTGAAATCTTCTGCGGTGTTCCGCGTTTCTGAAAAACATCGGATTCGCCTCGCTTTCTTCGAGCAGCTTCTCTATCCGCGAAGCAAATGTCCGAAGCTGGATTTCGCTTAGGAACAGCCGGAGCAGTTCCCCATAGGATACGCAACCGGCTGCGATTCGCTCCGGAAGGCAAATGCAGCCTGTAAAGCCGCAGCATTTTTTCTTTTCTGTTATTTGTGTACAGAACCGGCATTCGCAGTCGGTGCAGGTATATTTGTAACGGCTTCTCATGACTCCGTTGCTTCGGGGAGAAAAGCCGGGAATTAATTGCATTTCTATCTCAGTTAAGGCGAGAGGCGTACCTCTCATAAACCTCGCTGGCATTGTTATCATTCCTTTCATTACGCTCTGCAGGGCGGTACTTTT